GCTGTTGGCGGCCGACCTCGTGCAGCTCCAGACGGCGAAGAGCCTTGGCGCTCCAATCAGCGAGGAGACGATCCACGACATCATGCTCCAGCGCGGCATGACGCAGTGCACCTACGAAGAGGAAATGGAAAGGATTGCCAACGAGGCCCCTGTTGTTGGAACAGGGACGACGGCCGGAGGCAACCCTGTTCTCGATCCTGGTGCAGGCAAGCCGATGGTCGATCCGAAGACCGGCAAGACCATCACCGCTCCAGGTGGTGCTGCTGAGGACGAGGACAAGGTGATCAAGCGAACCGAGAAGACGGCCAAGGCAAATGCTGCTGGCAAACCGCCTCCTCCGAAGAGGAAGAAATGATGATGGAAGCCCTTAGAATTATCTCTGAGTCGTGGCCGATCGCGTTCATGTTCGTCGCCGCATGCGGCGGTGGCGTCCTGCTTTACCAGTTGCGCAGCCGCAACAAGCAGAAGCGTGATGAGCTGGACTATCGTGTGGTGACGTCCAAAGACGTGACCACATACTGATGAGCCTCCGGCTCAGCTACTTCCTGCTCTACTTCGGCTTCACTTTGCTGATAGCAGCCTTGTTGGTTGCCGGTGGATTTATCGATGGCTGACCTGACTGCCAACACAGCCCTACGCGACGCGATGGTGCGGCACCAGCTGCAGCTCCAGCGCTTCGCTTCTGGGCTTGTGGCCAAGGTTCGTGGCCTGCTCAACGCGACCGAAGAGGAGCTGGCGAAGATCATTCGCGACAGGCTGGCCAAGGCAACCAGCCTGAACAGTCCGGCAGACGTGAAGCGCTTGAACACGCTGCTCCAGATGGTGATGAACCTCCGCCAAACGACCATTGACCAAGCCAACGACGTCTGGAATGACCAGCTCACGCAGCTCGCCAAGCTGGAGCCGACCTTCATGGCCCAGCAGCTGAACACGACCAGTCCAGCCGTGCTCGACCTGACGCTGCCAGCCGCAGCGCAGCTGAAGGCCATTGTCAGAAGCGAGCCATTCGAAGGCGCAACGCTGAAGCAGTGGGCTGACAAGATCGCGGTCGACGACATTCGCCGTATCAGCAACCAAGTCCGGCTCGGCATGATGGCCGGTGAGGACAGCGCCACGATCGCGCGCCGCGTGGTGGGAAGCGCCCGCCTCCTGGGCTTGGATGGCGTTACTGAGATCACACGTCGGAATGCGGACGCCATTACCCGAACGGCTGTCAACTTCACCAGCAACCGAGCGAGGCGCGAGTTTCTTCTCAAGAACAAGGAGCTGTTCAGCGAGGAAATGTTTCTGGCGACCCTGGACAGTCGCACAACACCCATTTGCCGCTCCCTAGACGGTGAGCTCTACGAGGTAGGCGACGGGCCTATACCACCGCTCCACTGGAATTGCCGGTCCACACGAGTGGCCGTCCTAGACGGCAAGGTGGTGGGCAACCGGCCAGCGCGCGCCTTCACTGAGGAGCAGCTTCTCAGGGAGTTCAACAAGGCCAACGGCCTGGATGCAGCGAGCCGCGCCGACCTGCCTCGCGGCATGAAGGGCAAGTACGACGCATTTGCTCGAAAGCGCATGAGAGAGCTGACTGGCACCGTTCCGGCCTCGACCACGTATCAGGAGTGGCTGACCTCTCAGTCCAAAGAGTTCCAGGACGATGTGCTCGGCAAGACCAAAGGCGAGCTGTTCAGAAAAGGCGGCCTCACCCTCGACAAGTTTGTCTCAAGAACTGGTGATGAGCTAACACTAGCCGAGCTGGCCCAGAAGCAGGCAAGCGCGTTCCGCGCCGCTGGCCTTGATCCGGAGGAGTATCTGTGAGATGGCTGGTAAGGTCGGCAATCCATATCATGATGCTAAGGGGCTGTTTTCCACAGCCGCTGGCGACGCCGATGGCAAGCCTGCAACGGCCAAAGCCGCAGCTAAGAAGCTGGGACTAAAGCCGAAGCCACTCGAAACATATCATGGCACAACCGAAGCGGCGCTCCAGTCCATTTTGAAAGATGGGCTGAAGGTGATGAAGGAGGGTTACGTTACTAATCGAGACCACAGCGGCATTCGAGACGAGGCAGTTTACGTTGCGAAGAACGAGCACGAAGCCCAGCGGTGGGCAGATGCTAAGTTCTCAGTGCCTCGAAACAGTGCAGTGGTGTTGAAGGTCGAAATCCCAGCTGATGATGAGAAATTCAAAGGCTTTGTCAAACACGGTGGCATATTTCCGAAGGAGGGTGTTTATCATGGCACCATTCCGCCAAGCTACATCAAGGGAGTTTCTCGCTTGAAGTATCGCAAGGAGGGCGAGGGCCGAAACATTCGCTGGACTAAGGTCTGGGAACCGTACAAGGAGAAGTGACCAATGGCAGCTGCAAAGAAGAAAGCACTGACGAAGAAGCCCTTGAAGAAGCCAGCAGCGATGGCCACCGAGCCTTCGTTCACCATGCTGGCGCGCGACCCTGAGTTCTACCACTTTGTCATGGCATGGGCCGAGCAGCGTGAGAACGCGGTGGCCTGCGGCGACCGGCCGGATGCTGACTTGGAGCAGGTGGCCGAAGCGCGTAAACTAGCCAAGGCTGGTCAATTGTGGCGCAAGGCCACAAACGGCCTCTGGAGGGCGTAATGGCAGGCAAACGCGGCAACCCATACCACGATGCGAAGGGCCTCTTCAGCACGGCCTCCAGCGACGCTGATGGCAAGCCGGACCGTGGCACCGCAGCCTTCAAGGGTATGATCAAAGAAGGCATGAAAGCCGACGCTGGCAAGGAGCAGACCCGGTTCCAGAAGTTCATGCAGAAGAAGCGTGAACAGCTCGCTAAAGAGCGCGCTAAAAGCGTCAAACAGGCTCAGGAAACAGAACGTCTCAAACAGCAGGCCCAGACCTTGCTGAAGGAGATGCAGCGGCCAAAGTCCACGCCAGAACAACGTGAGAAGCGCAGGGCAAGTCATTGGCGCAAAACGGGTGTTAGCAGCTCGACTGTCAGTTGGATGAAGAAGAACGGCTTTCTGTAGTGAGCGGTCCCTACGACGTAATCGCCATCAACAAGAGCAACTGCTACAGCATGCTCCGCGACGGCACGATTTGTCATTGGAGCCGCATGTACGACAGGTACGGTGAAGAAACACGTGATATTGCAGAGGCCATAACGGCTGTGCACCCATTGCCTGATGGCACATGGGAAATAGTCTTCCTGCACGCCTGGAAGACTCAAACCATTCACTGAAAAAGAGAAATCAGCTCCTTCACAGGGAGCTGTATGTTGGGGTATACAACGGGAAACGGGACATACTATGAAATTCAATCTCTCTCAGAAGATCACCGGCGACGATGGCAAGGAGTACCAGCTGTCGCTTGCCGGCCAGCTCGACCCGGTTGCGGTGACGCAGCCAACGACGGAGCCAACAGCACCTGCACCGGAGCCGGAGCCGGCACCTGCGACGGTGGACACCATTCCGCTGTCTAAGAACGATCCTCGCTTCAAGCTCAATGCTGTATGGACTAACGGCCATTTTGCTCGCGGCACCCTGGCGAACAAGAAGTGGGATGACTCGCCCGGTTATGCGCGTGGTGAGCCATGCTTCTACTGGACCGGCGAAGGCAGCGATGTGCTGACCATTTCTCAAGCTCTGATCGACTGCCGCGAGGGTCCGCGCATTGCTCCTGGCTCCAGCACCAACCCGAAGGCGACGCTCAATATCCTTGACAGCTTCATCAACTGCGTTGGCAAGGACCGCGATCATGCTGACGGAATGCAGGCTTATGATCCAGGTGGAGCTGGCACCGTGACCGTGAAGCGAACCTGCTTCCGGAGCTACAGCGACGCAGAGGCGCGCGCCAAGTATGGCTCAGGCTTCATTGGCTCCTGCCCGTTCTTTTGGGCTGACGAGATGGAAGGCGATGTCAACTTCGAAGACGTTGTGTTCTGGGGAGGAGGCCGAGGGCCGGCCATTTACGCTGATGTTAGCGGCGACACAGTGGTCTCGCTAAATCGTGTGTACTTCGTTCCAGGCCCTGACGGCTGGACCTACTGGCCGTTTGATATACGGGCGGCCGGAGGCAAGATGACCATCAAGGACTGGACCGACGTCTATCACGCCACGATCGTCGATGGCAAGATTGTGCGCGGCAAGGCCATACCTCGACCGTTCTAAAAGCAATACCTAAGAAGGATGGCATCCAGGACATTGCGTTCTGGATGCTTCCAAACCCACTGACCTGTCTCAGGTGAGAAGTTTTTCTTGAACCATGCATCAAGTTCAGGCCGCCTAGTTGCGATGGATACATCGACCTTTAAGCACAGCTGATCAAACTCAGCGTCCGACATGATCGGCCGGTTGTGGCCCTCGTAGGCCAGCGCAGCCAACGCGACCCGAATACGGATGCGCGTTTGCTCATCGGCCTCCGCCGAGTAGCGAGGGTCGCAGTCCAGATCGAAGGCGAGCTGGCTCACTGGGTTTCCACTTCAGGAGGAGGCAGCAGAGCCAACAGGTTCAGCACGAGGTTGCGGTCGGCCTCGCTGTGAATGCTCAGTTTCTGAATGCCCTTTATCAGCTCCGCCTTGTGTGCGTCGGCCTCGCGCCGCGCCTTCCGCTCTGCAATCTCTTCGTCATGCTTAGGCGTCCAGACCTCGATGTACTCGCGGCTGTAGGAGCCTCGCTCCCCGCTCTTCTGGGCTTTAGGACCTCCGAACCGATCCGGCGTCCACATGGCGTCAGACTGCACCACCTCCCCTGTGCTGCCTCGATAGGACACAAAGAACTTCAAGTCCTTTCGGACCTTGGTGACTGTGCGCTTGGTGATGGAGCGGTCGCCCCAACCACTGTGAATAAGCGCCACCACTGTGCCAATGGGAAAATGGACGTTCATTGTTTCTCACTCCTCCTTTAACATCGGCCGCCATTGCGGCTCGTTCACAGCACTTTCCCAACTCGCGCCACAACCACTCGGCAAAACTTCGGAGCGCAGCCACCAGCACACCACTTGGCCTGTGTCAAGGCACACCACAGCATAACGAGCCGAGTCAGGGCAGTGCATTAGGAAGCGCTTGTCCTTGTGGGTTGTAACAAGGCTTTCGCCGTATTTGGCCTTCAGCGCAGGTTCTGTGCAGACGCCCCCACTTCACTTTACTTGCCCTTAAATAAATCGAACAGCGGGTCAAAATTGCCGGCAAGGGCCTGCTGGCCTGCGTAGCGGCCGATCGCCCTGTTCTCGCTGTTAACCGCGCGGACCTGCCTGTTGTGCTGGTCTAGAGCCGAGCTGCTGGAGAAGCCCAGGTGGCGTGAAACCACTTCGTCGAAAGCCTGCCGTTCGGTGGCGGCCTTAAACTCAGTCTTGCCAATAATGCCAAGGTAGCCTCCTGGCACCTTGCACACGCGGCCGATCCACTTGCGGCCAGTTACAATCTTTTTGTAGGTTGGGTAGCCGCAATCCTGAAGCCTGTAACGTGACATAGCCGGTCTCCTTTTCTGTAGGAAGAGCTTACCCCCGGCCGCAGCCGGAGGCAATAGACAACCCTGAGAGTGGTTAAGCCTTGGTTAAAAATGCGCCTTAAGCCTTGAACGAAGAAGGGACCGGACATCGCTGTCCAGCGCGCCGACATGAGCATACTTCTTCATAACCTTAAGCATGCAAGCCTCCGCCTCAGCGGCGCTGCTCTTCCGTTTGGCCTGCTCCCAAGCACGGCTGATGTTTATGTTTGCCGCCTCGCAATCAGCGCTGGTGGAATAAAGTTCCCAAAGGTTTTCCATAAAACGTTCTCCTTTTCTGATCCCACCACTTTAGCCGAACCCTGAGAGAAGGCAAGAGACAACTCTCAGGTTGGTTAATCAGTAGTTAAGCTCGTAGAACTTCTTGCCACCCTGGCGACGGGTACGCAGCAGCTTGCCGCGAACCATGGCCGTTACAGTGGCCTGCAGGTCGGCGTCGCCTTGAAGGCTGGCCAGCGCTCCGCCAATGCGGTTAATCTGCTCGATGGTGTGGGCCTGCGACCAGCAAGCGTTGAAGACCATTAGGGCCACCTGAATGTCCTGGTCCCACTCGCGGCTGTTGCGATATTCCACAATCATCGTTTCGGCTTTGGTGCGAAGTTCTGACATAAACCGTCTCCTTTTCTGATGCAGCCATCTTAGCCGACGGTACGAACCGAGCAAGCGACAACCTTGAGAGTGGTTAACAGCCGGTTAATGACTTGCTGTCCACCCAGAAACGCGGCAAGCCTTCATTTCCCGCGAAGCCTGCTTGGGCAGGACGCACCTCTGGGCATGGGTTCAGAGGCAAAGGAGCTAAGACACAAATGGCAGACGTCACACTATCGCATGAGTATGAGAAGGTAGACGATATTCCGGAGCCGTTCCGGCCGCTCTACGAGGAGCGCGGCGGCAAGCATATGCTGACCCGCATTACTGGCATCACCACTCAGGCCGACCTGACTCGCGTCAACCGCGCATTGGAAGCTGAGAAAACCGAGAAGGCTCGGTACAAGTCTCAGTGGGATGGTTTCTTCGGCGACAAGAAGCCGGACGATGTGAAGGCCCAGCTGGATCGCATTCCGGAGCTGGAAACGATCGCTGCAGCCAAGAACATCAACGACGACAAGTTGAACGAGCTGGCCGACAATCGTGCTCGCTCGAAGATCGCTCCGCTGGAGCGGGACAACCAAACGCTCAAATCTCAGTTGGCCGAGCGCGACGATATCATCCAGCGCTTCATGGCCCAGGAGGAGACGCGAACCATCCACGATAGCATCCGCTCTGTCGCCAGCAAGGCCAGCGTGATCGACACGGCGATGGAAGACGTTCTCATGTTGGCCGAGCGCTGCTTCGAGCTCAACGACCAGGACGAAGTGGTGACCAAAGACCTGCCTGGACAAACCCCTGGACTGCGGCCGGACGTGTGGCTGACCGAAATGAAGGCCAAGCGCCCTCATTGGTGGCCTGCCTCGAAGGGTGGTGGAGCTGGTGGTGGCTTCGGTGGCCAGGGTGGTGGCGACAATCCCTGGAGCCACAGTGGCTGGAACCTCACCAAGCAGGGTCAGATCGTTCGCGAGAGTGGCGAGAAGGCCAATCAGCTCGCAACGCAGGCTGGCACGAAGGTCGGCGGACAGCGGCCTCCAGCACCAAAATAGCTTGCGGTACAGTTAACTAGGTGCTAATGCGAGAGGGAAACACGAGTAGGCATGGGTCTGGTGTTTCCCTCTCAGTTTCCAGTTTGTCCGCTGACCATGGGGTCCGACAAACCTTATCACGTCAAAGCCTCTTAGCGGGAGTTTGAACTATGGCTGCAGGCCCCATTACCCAGATCGCGGACGTTGTTGTCCCGGAAATCTTTACGCCCTACACCCAGCAGCTCACTGAGGACAAGGCTCGCCTGATCCAGGCTGGAGCTGTTGCTCGTGATGCAGAGCTGGACCGGCTGTTGGCCGGTGGTGGTCTCACTTTCGATGCGCCGTCCTTCAAGGACTTGGACAACGACGAAGAGCGAGTGTCGACGGACAGTGTTCCGTCGCGATACACTGCTGGCGTCGCCGACCCTGATCCGAAGAAGATCGGCACCGCGACCGAAGTCGCTGTTCGGCTCAGCCGTAACAACAGCTGGTCGAGCGCCGACCTCGTGGCCGTGCTGGCCGGAGCAGACCCGATGGCGGCAATTGCCGACCGAATATCCTACTACTGGACCCGTCGCTTACAGGCAGCGTTTATCGCGACCGTCAAGGGCCTGTTCGCCGACAACGATGCAGCGCCGACCGGCACCGAGCACACCGCTGGCGACATGACTCATGACATCAGCGGCGCTTCCTACTCCGCTGGCGTTACCGACTTCTCAGCCGAAGCCTTCCTCGATGCTGCCCTCACGATGGGTGACAGCCAGGATGGCCTGAAGATGGTCATGGTGCACTCGGTGGTCTACAACCGGATGCAGAAGAACAACCTGATCGACTTCATCCCGGATGCGCGCGGCGAGATCATGATCCCGACGTTCCTCGGCCGCGAAGTGATCGTGGACGACAACGTGCCGTTCTCGAGCGGTGTGTACCAGACGTGGCTGTTCGGACCCGGTGCTCTGCGCCTCGGTGTTGGTTCGCCGAAGGTGCCCACCGAGCTGGAGCGCCTCGCAGGTGCAGGCAATGGTGGTGGTGCGGAAACGCTCTACAACCGTGTCGAATGGTCCTTGCATCCGGTCGGCAACAAGTACGCTGGCACACCGCCTAATGGTGGGCCGAGCAACGCCGCGACCGCCAACAACCTCGCGGATGCAGGCAGCTGGCAGCGCGTCTTCCCGGAACGGAAGATGATCAAGATTGCGCGACTGATCACCCGCGAAGCGTAACACCGCTTCCAGAGAAAGATCGGAAAGGGCCAGATCGAAAGGTCTGGCCCTTTTCTCATAGAGGGCCAGCAGGAGAGCACAATGGCAAATCCCGTAACTCCGCGCCACGTTCGTCACCGCAAGCGGTCCCGCCTCCGGCGCAGCCGCAACTTCAGAGACTTCCTCACTGGGCTTGAGAGCATCCTGACCGCTACTGGCGCAGCCATTGCCAGCTGGACGGCCACCGCTCCAGTAACCGCTGTTGCATCGACCGGAGTGCTGACCGCCTCCGCAATCGCCAATGGCGATACCATCACCATTGGCGCGAAGGTTTACACGTTTCAGGATACACTGACCGACGTGGACGGCAACGTCAAGCGCTCCGGCACCCTGGCGACGGACCTTGCCAATTTGGTGAAGGCCATCAACCTGACTGGTGTTGCAGGCACCGACTATGCCACGTCTTCAGTGATAGACGCCAACGTCTCTGCAGTTTCCGATGCAACAACCATGACTGTAACGGCCAAGACGGCCGGCACAGCAGGTGACGCTATTGCCTCCACAGAGACCAGCGCCACAGCCGCATGGGGCGCAGCCACGTTGGCTGGTGGTGTTGACGCAGTGGCTGCAACGGCGAACCTTGCCAAGACGACACACGGCCTCGCGGCGGATGAAGGCCCGTTCCTGGTCAGCAACAGCGGTGGCTCGTTGCCCACTCCGCTCGACAACGCGACGCTCTACTATGTGGCCTCGGTGCCTGACGCGAACACGTTCACGCTGACAACCGAGAAAGGTGGCAGCGCCATTACGTTGTCGGCCGCAGGAAGCGGGACTAACACTATGACGAAAGCGTCTTCTCTGGACGCTATCTTCGAGTACCTGAAGAAGTTCGGTGCACCGTTCATGCGCGCTGCTACCGATGTGGATGACCTCTAAGGAGCCAACATGAGCGATGAAATCCGAGCGGCTCTAGCAACGCTCGACCCGAAGAACGAGAACCATTGGACCGAAGGCGGACAACCACGCCTCGATGCCCTGGGCTTGACGCCCTTGCCCAAGAGGCAGGAAGTGACCGCAGCCGCGCCGCTGTTCAGCCGGAGCAATCCGGAGCTGCCAGTGGTTGCTAAGCCGAAGGTCGAGCCAGTGGTGGAAGCGCCGAAGGCTCCTGCTCTGGACAAGATGGCTGTTCTCCAGGGTGACCTGGACGCGGCTGAGGCGCTGGTACGAGAGCAGGAAGTCGCTCTCCACAATGCAAAGAAGGCTGTGCTCCATGCTCAGCTGGAGCGGGACAAGATCATCCTTGAACGCGAGAAGAAGGGCCTGCCGAAGGACGTTGAGAACATTCTCGGCATCCGCGCGGTGCTCGACCGGAGCAAGGCCGAGCGAGCAGCCAGGGCTGAGATTGCCAATGAGCTGCGAGCCGTAGGCGTCACTCAGAAGATGCTGCAGCGCGGCTCACCGCTCGACCAAGCAATGAGTCGCAAGCGAGGCTTCGGCCTTCAGCGTCCGAAGGTGTAACATGGCGAATGGCGAGCAACGACGACGTTTTGCTTCGCCGTTCTCTGGCTCTGAAGGCATGCGCAACAAGATGCGTCATGTTCTTTATGCAAACCGGAAACGTCGACTTAGGAAGCTGGGACCACCCGGTGATGCGCCTTCCGGCGCTCAACTCTTGGTAGGCGCTGATGGTGAAAACCTTCTTGGTTCTGACGGTGCCCAGCTTTGGGGATACCCACTAGACTAAGTTCTAGTGGGGGTTGGATTGATGGGAGCGGCGTAAATGGCGCGTATGATATCGTCTATAGATGTTTTGCCTAACGGTCCGTATCCTTCATACGTTTCTGGTAAGTGGCTTCTTGCTTCGATGGATCAAGCCATGGGATCGGGGCAGGCTCCTGGGGCAAACTCGATCCGCCTATATCCTTTCTACATTCACGAGGAAGTTGCTATCGATAGGCTTGGTGTTTGCGTCACCACGCTATTCGCAGGTGGAAACATTCAAGCTGCAATTTATGCGTCTGATCCTGACACTCATATGCCAATTGGTAATGTGTTGGTATCGTCAGGCAACATGTCTGGCTCGGCAACAGGAAGTGTTGAAGCCACGGTCTCAGTTACGCTTCAACCTGGCCTCTATTGGGCGGCAACCAATTGTGACAACACAACGAATACGATGGACGGGAACGGCTCGACATCAACTTGGATGGCTCGCTCGATCGGTTCTGTAAATCAATCAAGCTGTATATCAACGGGAGGCGGAACACTCAGTGGTTTCACCTTCGCACAGACATTCGGAACGTGGCCTGACCTCACCGGCCAGTCGTTTACAGAGCTAGTGACTAGCCAGCGTATCCCCGTTATACAGTTTAGGGTGCAATGATGAGTTCGAGGCGCGTTGTGTCCAGCGATATTGAGGGATTGCCTGTAGTTCTTGAAAGAGCTCTAAACCTAAAGGACTACTTAGCTTCAGGCTCTGCTCTTAGCACGACAGGGTCCATCGTTTCAGGCACAAGCACCTTAACGCTTGGTGAAGAGCTTGACTTCGCTGCAGGGCAAGGGATTGCCGTTCATGGTGCTGGTGCTGTGGCAACAGTCCAGCAGCCTACCGGCGCTTCAGCCACCCCTGGTGGAACCGCAGGATCGACGACCTATAACTATCGCGTAGCGTCCATTGACAATTATGGTGGCGTCGGCGTTGCTATTTCCAACTTCTCTACCACGACTGGCAACGCAACCACCAGCATCAATAACTATGTAGCTCTGGCGTGGACCGCTCCGGCCTCTGGGCCAACTCCGAAGGCTTACGCGGTCTGGCGAGATGGCACGTTCATCGGAATATCGGTCGCTCCTGGCTTTACGGATAACGGGATTGTACGCTCCAGGCCGTCTTGGTGTCCTGCTAGTCCGACCTCGGCCGCCACAAGCGGGTTTCTTGTCAGCTCGGTGATTAGCGTTTCAAGCACGGTGTTGGTGCTGGCTGACAATGCAGCCACAACGGTTTCCGGCGCGACGGTGCAACACGATGATACTGCTGCTATCATCGCGGCTTTAACAGCATGCATGGGAGGACTTAAGCTCGTTGTTCCTCGCGGAACATATTTGATGTCCTCCACCGCGACGTTGAGCTGGACTGGGAATGTCCAAATTGAGGCTGATGTAGAGGCTGTATTCAAGCATAATACAAACCTAGGAGACCAGCTGATCGGGTTTTCAGACCCGGTTTCTAATGGGCAGTACTCGTTTACGCTGGACGGTGGCACGTTCGACAATTCCGAAGGTATGTTCGGAGTGGCCGTTGCATCTAATTCATGCATCGGTTTGACGCGAGGAAAGAACGTCAGGATTTGGGGGGCTTATTTTAAGGGCGCTACAACTAAAGCGCTGGCGAGCCAAACGACTGACAGTGGCATATCAATGGTCACTGTAAAGAATGTTGATATCCAACACTGCGTATTCGAGAACCAAGGTGATCTTGGTGTGTATATGAGCGGTGGTGGTTTGCAGGGTGGAGGGGATGATGGCGGTGAAGTCATCATTACCAACAACGTTTTCGTTGGGTGTGGTGTGGCTGTTGGTGTTAAGCGACAGCTTCCCCGCTGCATCATTGCAAACAATGCAATAGATGGATGCTTTCAGGGTATATCCCTTCTTGAAGCCTCTTTGAGCCCAGCAATTGATCCTGGTAGGCAATGCCTCATCACTGGGAACATCATCCGTAAGTCTACATGCAACGCGATTTGCATCCATGCTGGGGCGGTGGATACCTCTGACGGTTCGGGTACGGGCATCACATCTGGTTCTCGCACCATCATATCTAATAATCTCATTTTGGACTTTGGCTACCTCGAAGACGGCACGACGGCCTACAACGGCTCAACCGCATTCGGTGGGACAATCTCAGGGATTGCTATCCAGGGAGCTTCGCAGTGCTTCATTCATGGCAACATGATCGCGCTGGAAGACTGGGTCAACGGCGGCAATGGAACGACAAACCATAAAGCGATATTCATCGATAAGTTCACGCTTAACTCGGTCAATTACGCGCCCGATAAAACAATCGTCAGCGACAACTACATAGTCAACGTCAACAAGGGCATCGTTGGCAACCACGCAACAGTCGGTCCAACCATTGCGACTGGCAACGTATTCACCAACGTTACGACGAAGACCACGTTTCTGAATGCCTCTTCCATTAGCGAGGAGCTTGATTCTGGTAACGGCATCAGAGGATTTACCGGAGCGTCATCGACTGAAACGTGGCGCTTTAGTGCGGCTGGCATCTTTGCCATTCGTTTCCGCACGTTCCTTGATAGCGTCGGCTTCACCAAAATATCCCGAACAGGGGCCGAGCTGGATTTCGGCACCGTGACTGCTGCTGCAAAAACCAAGGATTTAACAGTCTCCGTTCCTGGTATCACACTCACCAATGGCGAGGCCAAGGTAACTCCGCAAGCCTCAGACTTAGTCCCAGCTGGGATTTCCTACTGGGCATTCGTCAGCGCAAACGGGGTCGTGACCATTAGAGCGATCAATCACACGTCATCAGACATCGTGATCCCGTCTGGCTCGTTCCTCGTTTACGCAAACAACATAGGTTAGGCCGATGGCGTTGGTAATGGAAGATGGAAACGGTCTGCCGACTGCCAACTCGTATGCGGACGTGGAGTACGCTGACGCATACTTCACTCTTCGAGGCATCACGGACTGGACCGGCACTGACTCGGTGAAGGAAGCCGCGTTGATCCGTGCCACGGACTACATCGAAACGGTGTTCAGCACCAAGTTCATAGGCACCCAGGCTTTCGTGTCTGACCCTCCGGACCTGGACGTGGACCAAGCGCTGTCCTTCCCGCGCGACACTCGCGTGTCCTACATTGGATTTTATGGCTACACCTTTGAGGCCCTTGAGAAGCCAGTGGTGATCCCAGTCGCGCTGAAGAAGGCCACCTGCGAGTACGCCTTGCGCGCGCTGACGGCTTCGCTGTTGGTAGATCCGACTGTGGATGAAACCGGAGCGCTGATCACCAGCAAGACCGAACAGGTCGGCCCGATACGCGAGACAACCCAGTATTATGCTTCCGGTGGTATTCAGATCACCCAGCCCTACCCGGCTGCAGACCTCCTCCTGAAGCCTCTTCTCACCGACAATGGAAGGGCCATCCGTGGTTGATTATGTCAAGCTGGCTGCAACGGCTCTGCGGCTAGTGACCAACAACGGCAAGTCGATCACTATTGCGAAGCTGGGAACCACACCAAGCGACGTGGCGAAGCCGTGGCGCGGACCAGCGGACCAGCGCTCGCCCTATGCCGACAGCGAAACGGTGATGGCCGTGGAGGTGCCACTGGCTGGCCTCGGAAAGATGATAAGCAAGAGCGACATTCCCGACGGCGTCAAGGACTTCTACCTTGTCGCCCCTGGGCTTACCACTCCAGCGCTGAACGACTTTGACGAGCTGGTCGATGGCAGCACCACGTACCGAATTGTCTCAGTGAACGTGCTGAAGCCTGCCGACGTTGTTCTGCTCTACGCCATTGGAGTGCAGAAATGACCGCGACCGTAGAGCAAGCGCGAGACCAGATGTTTGGCCTAATCAAGGATGCTTGGCCGGTGGGCACAACCTTGATTTACGATGGCTTCAAGGGTGAAAAGCCGGAAGCCCAGGTGACGTGGGGGCGAGTAAGCGTCCGGCACTTCGGAGGCGGACAGGCCACTATCTCAAGGCTCAATAGCATGAGCCGATATGAGCGGCGCGGCACCCTGTACGTGAACCTCTTCGCGCCTCCTGGAGATGGGTTGCGTGCGCTCGACCCGCTGACTAAAACTGTCCTGGATGCGATCGAGGGAAAGACCACGGCCGGTGGCGTCTGGTTTACGCAGGTACGAGTGAGGGAGTTGGGCATCGTTGAGGGCTGGGAACAGGTCAACGTGCTCGCCAATTTCTCATATGATGAAGTCAAGTAAAGGACGACCAACATGACCGCAGTAAGCAAGATTGACAGCAACTTCACTGGCCTTCGTTTCGCAGTTGAGGACTCAGCTGGTGTGCTGCCCGCGTCGCCGACTTGGCTTCCTGCGGAACCGAACAGCTATGATAAGTTCGGCGGCCAGCTCAAGACGCTCGCTCGCAACCCGATCAACGACGGACGCCAACGCAAGAAGGGCGTTATTGTCGACCTCGATGCTTCGGCCGGTTTCGAAATGGACGTCACCAGCGAAAACTCTCAGACGCTGATGCAGTCCTTTCTGTTCGCTCAGGCTCGCACGAACGTGGAGCTGTCGATTGCGAACGTGGACGCCACCTCCGGCGACTATCAGCCGACCTCCGGCGGTGATGACTACTTCGCTGACAACCTGCTCTTCGCCAAGAACTTCACCCTCGACGCCAACAATGGCCTTGCCAAGGTGGTAACGGCGACAGCCACGTCGGTGCAGACCGATGCAACAACGGCGGACGAGAACGGTGCCTCCGGCATCATCAGCCGCGTTGGCCACGAGTTTGCCTCTGGCACCGCGACCATTGACGTGAGTGGTGACCTTCCCAAGCTGGTGGTGAGCGGCATCGTTGCGGCCTCGCAAGTTCTCACTGCCTCTGGCAACTTCATCGACGGCGAAACGGTAACCGTTGGCGGCAAGACCTACACCTTCAAGTCCACGCTGACCACAGCTGAGAACGATGTGAAGGTTGCGGCCAGCCTTGAGCTCAGCCTGACCAACCTCACGAATGCCATCAACCGAGACGGCGTTGGCACTCCAGCCACCGACTTCTCGACAGCAACCACGGCGAACGAAAACGTAACAGCGGTGAACGACGCTACCACGTTGACCGCCACGGCCATCGTC